TAGCTGCATTGTGGCTAATAAAACATTTAAACCTCGCCAAGGTGTAGGATGAAATATCATTCTTAATCTGTCACCCTTTTTGTAAGGTTGTCTTTTAGGAAAGTTTGTTACACCATTTTTAATTACATGACATCTGTCAGTGGGTATATCGTAAAGATCTCTATACTTTTCGTAGTTCCAACTTGAATTAAACACATACCAATCATACTTACTGTGATTGGCTTTATCTTGAAACCAAGGCGCTATATTGGGTTGATTAGGGGCATTCTTTTGCCACAGTATATTTATTTTGTTTTGATATAAAGGTATTTTTTCAGGAACTGATGTACAAATAGAAAAGTTACTGAGTAATTCGTTGTCAACATATTTACTTAAAAAGTTATGTTGAAGTTCAGTCCCACCTAATGGTGTCAATCTGTTTCTCCATCCAATGATAACTCAGGGACGATAATGTTAACGTCCCGCTGTATGTCGCTCTCACTTGTGTCAGTGGAGCTGTCTTGGATGTCTTTCTTTGCTTCATCTTCATCTTTATAAACTTTACCGGTTTTTTTATTTTTGATGATAACTTCTGATTTGCAATGTATTATATCCATAGTTCTAAATACCAATATTTTTTAATAATTGCAAATAAAAATTATCCATTTTCTTGTGAGCGATCAAGTAGAGCATACGACACTATACCTTGTATTTCATTAGCAGTGCCTGCTGTCATTTTTAAAATGTCACCTTCCTCTAACACAAGAGTTTGCGATATGACTTGTCGTGTTGTGTTTGAAGCAATAGCTGCATTATCAATTCTAAATGTAGCTGATGCACTTGTGTCTGTAACTTGTGTTGCTAAATTTACTGTACCACTAGATGAACCATTATGTACTTGTATTTGTTTAACTAAACAACGACCATTAGCTGGTGCTGTCAATACACTTGTCGTGCCTGTAGTTGTAAGTGAGAACCCTTGATTTTTATATTGTATAGTCATCAGCTCATAAAAAAGTTAAAGGCATCTTGTTCATTTTTTAAATCATTTTGATAAGCAAAATTTAATTGATTTACTAATGTTTCAATACCATAGGTTATTTGTCTTTGGTTTTGTACCACATAATCTTCATTTAATTCAGGTATAAGTATATTTATTTTTGCCATTATCTTCTTCCATCTGGCTGCACATCAGCTCTAAAAGCACCAAATCGCCAAGACTCATCTGTTGATGTGTTTTCTATTTTAACTGATGCTAATCTACCTCGTGCTCTTGTGTCAATTTTTTTTGTACTTGAGGTTATAGTGAATGGCCCAAGCGGTGAAGATGCCTCTGTTTCAGAGGGAAAGTCTTTAAGGTTAATTGTAACACGAGCATTACCATCAAGCTTACCAAAATCAGGTATAAATCTTCTGATCTTTGTAAAGAATTCTCCTGCTGTTCCTTGCATATCCATTTCAAAATCACCTGATTCAATAAATGCATTAATGGCAGTTTTATTACCCACAGTGTCTAATTGGTTACTTCCAGTTTCATGTTTATATAATGTAGCTGCACCAAATTCATTTGTGATACCATTAATAGATACAGAGGGAAGACCAGAGGTACTATATTCTGTTGCGTATGGATTATCTAACACATACTTGTCACTGTAAGCAGTTCTGGCTAAAGAACTTGTTGTCCATAAACCTTCTCTATAATTTAAAGTAACACATCTGTCTATTTGTGTAGATCCATCTTTACAATAAAACCAATTTATTTCAGTAAACAAAGTATTATATCCTGCAAACACTTGTTCACTCTGACCAAAGTTAAATCCTAAATCATCTGAGGTTTGAGTTGTAAATACAAAATCCTCAACAGAACAGGTTAGTTTTTTTACTGAACCACCATCGTAAGCATAGAAACCACCAGACTTACCCATCCAATACATAATACCATCTACATGCACAAGTGAATGTTGCGACATAGCTCCACAGTTTGAACCTACTTGTCTAATTGAAAAAGTAAAAGGTGGGCCGACAAACTGCATAATGTAAGCAGATGTATCTGTAACAACAAATATGTAATCTTTACCTCTTGCTGCACTGACTATTTTAGAACCACTGTCTAATTGAAATGTTCCAGCTGTGTTTGTAGATACAGGTACATAATCTGTTCTGTCTTCTTGATCTGAAAAACGAATAAACATTTTATCTTGTGTGTTAATAGAACCAATCGTTGTTTCAGTACCTAAATGTATAAGATGTCTATCAGTATCAGATACAATTGTCATAACACTTGCTGTTGGATTTGTAGTGACGGCACTTGCTCTTGTGGTCACACCATCAGTTGGATTCCATTCAAAGGTGCCACCATTTTTAATTGTTGCTATTAATATTGTTCCATAATTATCTAATGACCAGTTACCTGGCTCTAAACTTGTAGCTGAAGCTGCAGTTGCAGAACCCCAACCTGTAGAACCACTCCATGTACCTGTTCCCCAACCAAAACCAAGAGTCTGTGTAGCTGATCCTACTCCTACATAAGCTTGTACTGATCCTGAACCTGCTGCAGTAATTCCTGCACCAGATTCACTTGAAGGCATAGTGATTGTAAAACTGTTTGTAGCAGCTGTAATAATTTGAAAAGGATTATCAGTAAAATTAGCAGCTGTAAATCCTGTGCCACTTCCAGGCATTGTAACAGATGAAAATACCACATATTCACCTGCTGTTAAGTTATGTGAAGTTTTATTTACTGTTACTGTTGCTGATCCATTTGTAGAAGTAAAGGTTAAACCAGTAATAGCTGTTTCAAGTGGACTAATATCATAAATACCACCACCATAAAATAAAAACAAACCTTTACTTGTGCCTATGGCTATATATTCTGTCCCGTCTTTATCTGTCCAAATATGTGTAGCTCGGGCAACTCCTGGTAAAGTTGTTGCTACAGCTTGTTGCCAGCCACCTATTTTTTCAGGTTCACCATAACGAAAGCGAACAAAGTCACCATCTGTCCATTGATTAGAAGCTTCACTCTTTGTTATTTGTTTATTAAAACCACCTTTAAAGGGAATACGAATTAGAGGCATGTCACCTCGCAGTCACAGGGTTTGTTCCGTCCCCAACAAAGGGATGTTCAGCAAATGCTATGTAGATGTATGTGGAACTTGTATTAAATGATGTACTACTTGACCTAAATTTAAATCCATTTGATAGAAAATCAATAGTATTACCTGTGTTTTCGGCATTAGTATTACTAGGAGCCAAACCTTTATCAGTTGGGTTAAAGGGGTCTCTGGCATTATCTATTATTATCCAATTTCTAGTATTGTCAGCATCTTTAATCATTAACCAAGCTGGTTTAAATCCTGTATACACAAATGTACCATCAGTATTATTATTTCCCTCGTAGAGTCCAAATTTTGAGTAGCCTTCAACAGAACGCCATGCCCAAAAACAATAACTACTACCAGCAGTACCAGTTACATTTGTGTGAAAAACTGTTGAAGTTGGTACATCATTACCAAAATCACTACCAGTTTGAGTTGTATCTGTATTATTTAAATGTAAATAATAAGCATCTGATGAACTTAGTGCACTGTGATAAGCCATCCAATTTTGTGAGCCATCTAACTTTTTCAAAAGAATAAAATCTGGTTTAACCCCAAGTCCATGACCACAAGTTTGCTCGGCTACTTTTGATGTAAATGTACCAATAGAAAATCCAGCCGTTGTGTTTTTCTGTAAAGTTACTGTTGTTTCACCATCATTATTGGTTTCAGTGGTTCCTCCATTACACACCCAATTCCATGCTACATAAGAAGTTTCTCTATTTACTTCTGTACTACTTCCAACACTATACCCTCCCTTTAAAAATTTTTTAAGTTCATTTGGGTTATATGAAGATACTGCATTTGCTGAATTTGATTTTAAAGCATTACCTTGTCCTCTACTTGAATCAAATAAAAAGTGGCTATAACTTGCACTATCTCTATCTTTAATCCACACTAATCCACTTACACCTTTAACTGTTTCTGGCATATTATCTTGTTGTACTGTAGAAAAACCAGAAGGAGCTGAATGAGTATAAGATTTTTGACCAAAATTCCAATCATTATGTCCACTATAACCTCTTGCTTCAGTAAAACATAAACCACCATCTTGAACTGCAAGTTTTAAATTTGAATATGCTGGATTAGCACCAGTTGCTGGATTACCACTATTAGGGTATGTACCATTTTCACTAAACCATAATTTACCATTATCTAAATCAACAGCAATACCAACTACATCACCTTGACTTCTAGCACCTCCATAAGATATATAACCATTGTTACTGTTTTCAGTTTTACCATTAGATGAATCATACGACCAACCAGTTTTTTGATCTGAATACCAACCATTATTTTTTATACTTTGATTTTTTGAAATTACACCAAAATAAGTTGCAGTATTAAGACTTGTTAGTGTAACTTCAACATAATATTTACCAGAAAGTAGTGGTTTGCTAGTTCTGTATTGATCCCAGTTTGAAGGATTACTTCCAGCCGTTACTCTAGTGTTACCTTCAGCTAATGTTGCTGTGCCTGCTGAGCTACCATTATTATTACCTTGATCATATTGGTCAAATGTTGCAAAGTTTTGAGTGGGACTATCGGTGGTTTGATCTCCAGCTACAAGGTTTTGAACACTTAGATCATTGTTGTTACCACTAGTATCGTCACCCAAATTACTTGACGAAGCAAACTGTAATCTGAACCCATTGGTTCCGTAGGTGATACCTGTTAATGCTTTTGGGATCCAACGCCCTGTGCTTGTATCAGTGACGCCAAAAGTTGAAGGTGTTAAAGCTGCACCATCAACAAAATTATATTCTGCAAAAGAAGCGTCTATAAAAGCATTTGTTGTGCCTGTAGTTGTTTGCCCTCCGACATTATGTTTTATTTGTGTATTTATAATTGAATTTGTGGGCACACTTGACCTATTGTCAATATTGAATGCAGTAACTTGATCACCATCAATATATAGTTTTATCTTATCAGTTCCACTTTGTGACGAATCATTAGCAACTAAAATATGATACCATTTTGAAGTATCCTCTAGAGTTCTAGTGGTTTCAAAAATTGTTGTACCTGAGCTATAAAATTTAAGTTTGTAACTGTCATGATAAAGTCCAGCACTTGATGCTGAATTCCATGCGTCATCAGCACTACTTGCATATAAGAAAATTCCATAATTTTTTCCCGTGGGTTTATACCAAAATGAGATAGTAAAGACACCTTTATTACCATCACTACTTGGAGTTCTTATTAATGCAGCTGTGCTTGCTCTATCAAATATACAACTATTAGTAACTGTGCCATTGTCTGTAAAAGGCACAAAGTTACCCACTTTTTGACCTGCACCATTGCCTTCGTATAAAGTCATAAAGAAATGCTCTTCGCCATTTTTTATTGTTGGTTCTGCCATATTAACTCCCTACATTCTTTGAACATAATGCCAAATAACTTGTTGGCACAGTATTAAAAAAATTACCTATTCCACTAGCATCACTATTACCACCAGCAGTTTTATTTCCTCCAAAAGTACCTTCTTGTCCAAAATTGACAAAAGATGTACCATCAGCAGTGCTGAAATAAAAACCAAGGATTATATCATTTGTTGATAAGCTAAATGAAGTTGTTATTGTTGGATTTGCTCCTGATGAAGGATTACCATCATTACCAGCATCTGCTGCATAATATGTTCCATTTACACCTAGAAAAACTTTATCATTATCTACATCAAAAGCACAATTTAAGATATCACCAGCATTTTGATTACCAATTCCAAAACTTACTGTAGCACTATTACCATTGTAAACAACATTATCTTGAAAACCAAATCCTTGGGATGTAGATAAAGTACCGAGTCCATAACCACTTGAAATAGTACCTTCTTGACCAACTATACATATTCCAAATCCTGTGTATCTACCACCTAGATAATGTTCAAAATACCACTTACCTGATTTTGGTAAATTAAATGTTGAAGCTGTATGGTCAAACTGACTACTTGTTGCATCAGCTTGTAGATTACCATTTTTATAAGTTACACTACTAATGTTAGCAGCATCATTATAAACACTGTTAAAAGTTGCAAAATTATTCGTAGGTGAGTCACTAACTTGGTCATGTGCCGAAAGTCCACTTGAAAAGTCGTTACCATTTCCAGATTCATCGTCTCCAAGGTCAGAGGCATCTCTTCCATCAACATAAAAACCACGAGTTCCAAATGTTAAACCACTTACATCTATCGGAACCCAAATTCCATTTTCATTCGTTTCTCCAAAACTAGATGCGTCTAATGCACCATTGTCAATGTAAACTATGTTTGTCATATACCCATCAAAAAATGCACCAGTTGCATCATAAGTTCCAATTCTAATGTCAGATGATGCTCTACCAGCACCACCTGAATCGGTATTTATACTTGGATATGTTTCTGTGCTAAAAGATGTTACCCTTTGTCCGTTTACATAAATTATCATTCTTTGAGCTGGAGTATCATTGGCTGTGTCCCAAACAAAGGTGAGATTATACCAGGCACTTGGGTCACGAAAAACTTGAGTTGTTACTAATTTACCTATAACTGAACCACCAGATACATCTGTAAATTCTAATCTATCACTTGAATCAAAAGAATAAAGTTGATAATTTGTAGCATCATAACGATAAGCACCTATATACATTAAAGAAGTTAAATTACATCTTTTAACCCAAACACTAAAAGTATTTTTCTTTCTAGTATCACCAGCACTTACTGAGGAATCAATTAAATTAACAGTAGCCGCAGCATCAAACCTAAGAGATTGATCTATCGTGTATCCCGTGCTAGCTAAACGATTACCTGGAATTATTAGTGGCATTTAGAAGTCCTCCAGCTTTGGAAACTCCCCTAAAGGTCTGCTCATTACAGGTTTAGATTCTGTACCTGTATTAGAATATTTATATAAAGTTTCTAAAACCCTTACATCTTTTGTTGCTTTAATTCTAGTGACCATATCATTTGATTTTGTTCTAACTGCTGTTCTAAATTTTGCGACATTATCTGGCAACGAGTAATCAGAAACTTCACTTGCTTTAATCACCATCCAATCTGTATCTTTTAAAATATCATAAGCCTGACTGTTTACTTCATTTACTTTTCTAGTCTTTAATCCTTCAACAGTAACATCACCGACTTTTT